AACCGCATGTTGCGGACCCTGCAGTTCGGGCGCAGGAACGTCCCCAAAACGCCTCAAAACGTGGATTCTTGGCGCGCCCGGCTGGGATCGAACCAGCAACCCCTGCCTTCGGAGGGCAGTGGTCCACCGGGCGAATTAGAAGTGCAGTATACGCTGCACGGCGCCGTGCAACTGCTCTGGCGCGAGGTGTGCGTATCGCTCTGTCACTGTCACCGAAGAGTGCCCTAGCAGGTCTCTAACCACCTGCAGCGGCGTACCTGCCATCACCAGCCAACTCGCACAGGTATGCCGCATATCGTGGATCCGAAAATCCACGATGCCAGCCCGCTCCACCGCCGCAGCAAATCCCTTCTGAAACGTCGTAATGCGCCCACCGGTTTTCGTGGCGAACACCCACGGATTACCGGCGGCATACCGATTGCGCCACGCCTGAATCTCGCGCAACGCATCAAGCGCGGCGTCATTTAATGGCACGCTACGCCGACGGGCCGACTTCGTATGCTCGGACCCAAGCAAAAGAACACGACGTTCGAAACTCACCCGCGCCCATTCAAGTTTAGTTAATTCTGATTTTCGGCATCCTGTATTCAGGGCCAGCCGAATAAAAACGGCGAGGTGAGGGCGGCGCGCGTGACGCTCTGCAGCCTCACACAACGCAGATGCCTCTGCGTTCGTTATCCAACGTACCCGACCCTCGCCCTCACTAATGCCCAGGCGCTGGGCAGGATTAGGCAACTCCGGACGGTCATGCTCGATACGAACGTAATTGATCGCAGCCGATAAAAGCTTTAACTCCCGATTAACCGTAGACGCCTTCACACCATCAACCGTGCGACTCTGGACATAAGCCCGCACGTGTGCCCGTTTCAAATCGACAATCGGCATACCGCCAAAGTGGGGTTGCAATCGCTGCAGTGAATAAAAATCACGCTGGCGACTCCGATGCGCGACCGACGACATATAGATGCCAATGACATCTTCGAACGTCATACTCCCCGCCTGCTGCATTTTCTTTGCGGTAGTTTACCGCTGACCTAATGACAGGGGAGGGCGCGTTGGGTATTCAAGACCGAGAGTGGTATCAGGAGGAGCTGCGCAAAAAGCTGCAGCAGAGAAAAGCCACACAGCAAGCGCAGACGCCTCGGCCAGCTCCGTCGCGCTTCGATAACGTGGCGCCACCAGATGTGCCAGGCGCGAGTTGGCATTGGAGCGTAAAAGCCATCGCGCTTGGCTGGGTGGCGTTCCTGGTATTCCTAGCCGTCCGCTACCTCGGACGCTGAAAAAACGAGCTTGCAAGAGAGGGGGTGTTTTCACATGGCGGAAAAAGTTACTGCAGTAGCGATACCCGCTGCTCGGTCCCGCCAGCCGCACTAGCCGTGCGACAACCGCCAGAGATCCTGCCCGCGCCCCACCTCTACCGCCAGATCAAAGGCGCGGACACTCCCGACGCTAGACGTCAGCCCTCGGGAAACGCCTGCAGCTCATCGACACGGCGCGGCCTACCCGAACCCACGACCGTGCGCTTACGAGGCTCCTGCGCCGTTTCTGACGATCTGGTGACCTGCTGCGACGGCTGGGCCTGCTCGATTGGTACCGGTACAGCTGCAGCGGGCTGCACCACAGGCTCAACCGGAGCTGCAGGAGCGTCGACCTGGTCGTTGTACGGATCGAAGGGCCGGTTGGCCAACCACTGCCGCGACTGGAGCTGATCCAGGCCCGCATCCGTGCCCTGCTGCGTGTATGCGCCACACCGCTGGCCCATGCAGGCGACACCGACGATACGCGGCATCACCTTGACCTGGCGTAGAGCCGCATAGGCCGGAGCGGTCTCCGGCCGGCCAGGCACAACCGGCGTGAACGCAGCAAGGATCTCGCTCGCATCGTTCGAGCTGGGCGACGGTCCTGCAGGCATCAGCTGCGCAGCTGATGCCGACGCTCCAGCGACCTTACTACCTTCACCCTGCTCCGCTGCCTTCGCCGCGGCGACGGCCTCGGGCTGGAACTTGCCGTGCAAGCTGCCGTAGATGCGGTAGGCCAGGAACGCGCCCAGCACCACGCACGCCGCAATGATCATCAGCGCAGGCGGCACCGTGTAGTTGCGCTTGATGTGCAAGCTCGCAGACTTGTAGAGCGCGAACGAGGACTTCGGCAACTTCCACTTTTTCTTGATCGGCGCGCTACGGAACGCCTCCGGGTTGCCGACCTCGGGCCACTCGTACCACCAGCGACCAAGCATGCCGACATCGCGCAGGTGGATGTGTTGGCCAACCAGCTTGCGGATATGCGTGTCCAAGAACGCAGGCGACTGCGTGATCAAAAGGAACGTCACGCCGGTATGGCGCACGGTCTCGAACGCGGCCACATGGTCAGGCACACGGCTTCCAGGCACACGCACGCGGAAGATGCGCTGCGCCTCGTCGATTACGATCAGCGCGTTCTCAGGGAACGTGAAGTACGGCAACGACCGCTGATCCGGGTCCTCCGGGTCCACACGCGTCTCGGTCCACTCGTCAATACCGGGCAACGGAATGTAGGGCAGCTTCAAATCGGGAATGCCCTGCATGAACAGCGGCCGACCTTGCTTAACAGCCTCCGCCATGATCTTGACGGCCAACGCCGTTTTGCCACCGCCAGGCGTGGCCGTGATCAACGTAATTGGTTGTGTCGCACTCATCCCGTCACCCTTCCGAACTTCTTCAACGTCATCAACGAAACGCGCGCCACCATCGCACCGGCGAGCACGCTAAACGCTGTAAAAAATCCCGCCAGCGCCATGATCGACGTAACAGCACCAGGCAGACCAGACAGCGAACTCTTGGCCGCTGACAACGCACCGCCGATCGCCGCATCCATGCCCACGAACGTGATCAACCCAATGCCGAGCGACACCAGTATCTGGCGAGCCAGCGGCGCCACCAGCGCCATCAAAAAAGCTGCGAACGGCATCAGTCACCCCCCTGCTTAGAAGCACCCAACACAATCAACGCGGCGCCCAACCAGGCCATCGCAAGCACGATCGGACGCACCATGGTCGCGAACAAGCAAACCGAGCCCCAGCTGAACGACAGCGGATGCCCAAGAAACGACAGCGGCACGTCTGCAGGGCACGAAGCCGTATCCGGTCCCCAGCCACCGTCAGGCGTAATCGCAACGTTGATCTTCTGCTCGACCAGGTCAGGGCCCGTAGGCACGTCACCCTGCTCCATGCAGCCCATGCGCGTCTCGTGGCCACTGCACGGGTCTTCCTGTTTTTCGGGCGCCTTGCCGCCACCCGTAGCCGGGTCGGTCACCGGATTACCGTTCGCATCGACCTCCTGCCTGGCCGTCGTCAACGTCGCACTTTTACCGTCGGCATTAGGCTGGACGACAGCCACATCGCGGTACCGCTTACCCGTCACCGGATCAACGTACGGATCACCCAAGCTCACCGTCACCGGCGAAGGCTGACCGGTAGTCGGATCGACCTTCGGCTTCACATCGACAGGGATGGGCACCTTGTTAGCCGACAGCTCCGACGCAACCTTTGGCGGCACCGGATACGTCAAGCCCTTGTTCCAATCGGCATCGGTCGTAGGTGACGTGGGTCCGTTAGGATCAACCACACACGCACCGGCGTTCACGACATAGCCCTTCACGCAAACACTCGCCCGCACCGCCGACGAATAAGTTGTAATAGTGTTGGAACTCGTCTTGGCCTTGCAAAGATATTGAGTCGGCGAACTCTGCACGATCGAATCGAAGGTATAGGCAGGATTCGCAGCCACAGCAGCCTTGCAAGCCGACAAAGGGCTATCACCCGGAAACGCTCCACCACCAGCGGCCCACTGATACCCATCGAACCCAAGGTCGCCAGAACTCGACGACTGCTGCTTCTTACACCACGTACCGTCAAGGCACTTCTGGATGCCGATCTGCGCCAAGTAGGCCAACGATGTTGCCGTCGCAATGGCGGGCGTAGCACGCAGCGCTGCAAGCGCAACAGCAGCTGCACCCTCACCAAGCGTCATAGTTGCCGCGATACCGACCGTACGCGCGCCCACAGCAGCACGCATCTCGGTCGCAGTGACAACATCAGCCAACGTCACCGCTCCGGTCGTTGCATAACCCGACGCCATGGCCGAAATGTTCGAAGGCGGATAGATAGGAATCGTCGATGCCCAGCTGCTGGACGCGACCAGACACAGCACCACCAAGAGCCAGCGCATCATTTGCCCCCACCAGCCATCCAAAACACCACCAACGCCGGCAACAGCACCGATAGAAAGCCCGCCCACGTCCAAAAATCAGTCGCGACCATCACAGCGCCCCTTTCAGGCTCACCACGCACCAGGCCGCCACCATCGCGGCCACAATCGCCCACCCAACGGTCATCCCATCCATGAACTGCGCTGTGGTGTCACAGGCCGGGAACGAGAGAACCGGAGCAGCAGCATCCTGCATCGTCGTCACCGCGCCATCCTGTGCGATCACAGAACGACGAACGACCCACGATCCGGAGGCAAACACAAACTCCGAAACGTAGGTCGTTGGTCCTACAGCCTGGCTGACCGGAGCGGCGCTATAGACCGCGTCCGTTGCCTCCTGGATAGAAGCGAAGCAACGGGCGCCAACAAGCGCCCCGGTGGCCATTACAGCGCGCGACGGCCGAGCTTCACGGCGAAGATCGCGATCACGGCGATCAGCACAGCGGCACCAATCGCGGCGCCGTCCGTACCAGCTTGCTTGATCGCGTCGATCACGGTCGGGTCAACGGCAGCGTTCGCAGCACCAGCAGCAACGGCAGCACCACCAACAACAGCAGCCTTCATAGCCTTCTTGAACATGGCAAATCT